AGATCACTACGAACACGCTTGAACTTATACTTATCTAAATATCTAACTAGCACATCCATCTACAATCCTACAGCTAACACCTAAGCTATCAATCAATACTTGTTTCATAGATCAGCCGCACATCCGACTTGAGCAGATGCTTGTTCTTCACAATTATACGCACACAGTTATAAAAAGCATCCACTTCCTCCTCACTCATACGCTCGCGTGCCCGCTCTCCCATGAGATATGCATAGGAAACCTCAATAGCATAATTGTCAATACAATTGATCAGGTTGTTAGTCTCCTTGGCGATGCACATCCTCTCTAAGACCAATTGCGGTTTCTTGAAAATGCCATCCGGGCAAAGGTTCCAACCGCAGAAAGTAGGGCTGTTAGTATGGCAAACTTTCGCCTTCAACTTGAGCTTGCCCAAAAAGCCTGCATGCTCAGTAGACTTGTGTAACTTTTTGTTAGAGCACATATCATCCCCCGCGAAGCAAATGCGCTCATCCCCTTTGAGTTTGTACTGCAGAAAGGTGAAAAGCATATTGGCCATCGTGTTGAAGAGAAACGTACTTGCTTCTCCTGAAAATCTCATGATGGAGAAATTGCCCAACTTGGACCCTAAATGTGTCTTTATGTATCTGTAATCCTCGATGAGATCATTGGGCAAACCCAGGTAGCGCATGAGGCATAGCTCAAAAGCCATGATGTACTGATCCTGACTGGCGTCGAAAGCCTCATAATCTGATTCGGTGCATAAAGCTCCGAAAGAGCCCCGCTTAACCCAAGCGTCTAGTTCGCTCAACCCCTTACCGGAATGGATGTAATACTTCTCTGGTAGAGCTTCATGCAACTTCTTCTCAATGTACCTCATGTATGGTGCGAAGCGGCACAGTACAGAGTGCTGAAAGCATACAATGGTTTGCGCTGCTTTCGCGTCACGAAAACGGTTATCAAATTTGGTACATAGCTGGGATTTCGAAAAGACCAATCCCACATCGGCTAGCCAATCCTTGCAAGACCTGTTACTGTGATTCTCGATCGTGGCTGCACTTTTGCTCGTTTTCTTTTCCTCAAACTCAAATTTGGCTGATTCCATCATC